GTAATAACCTGAATTTAAAGTATAAGATTTTTTAGCCTGTGTATTAAAGGTTTTTACAGGTGCATCACTTGTTATGTAGTATGGGTCAGGGTCATCAAAACGCATTGTGTTTGATTGATACGTTTCGTTTTTTCTGCTAAGTGTTTGAACCTCTTTTAAAGAAAACCAAAGGTCTTGCGCTACACCGTATTTATTAATAAAATTTATCTTTCTTCCGTTTCCGTATTTACTGCAATTTATACGAGTTATTTTTAAATCTTCACTAATAGCAGAACCTGCCGAAATACTTGTCGATGCTGAAGTGTAAGCATAAGAAGAACTAACACCTCCACCATTCATTCCTGAAATAAAACCACCCTCGCCAATAGGTACAAATATTTCAAAATCTCTAACGAAATAAGATTCTGATTTTATTGGTGCAATTAACCAAGTACCTAGAACAGTATTTACAGGGTTTACAGGTCTAGCACCGTCAATATAAAGACCGTAAGCTTCCCACCCAATATCTGTAAAAACAGTAGGACTACCTACTACACTACCTGTTCCATTTAAACCTGTATAAGCAGTCAGGGTTGTAGTAATATTTATTTTTTGAGGAAAATTATTAGAACTATAACTTATTGTTAGGTAATCCCTGCACAATTCAGCTATTTCAAACACACCATTTAAAACTGTTGATCTATTTTTATTTATTGTGTACCTTAGAGTTCCATCAATTGTTAAAGTTAATTGTATCGAATTAGCAGATGCCGATGTAGACTTGGTTTTATACTGTGGACTTCTTAATGCTATGTTTGCCATTTTATTTATTTATTTTGTTCCTAATATTATTGCGTCTTCTACATCTAAAAAAAACCCATCTTCAATGTCTTTGTCTAATCCCTTTATTAATTCCTCATAAGGTTTTGTAAAAAATAGATTAGCCTTTAAGCCTTTATTGTAAATACTTCGAGCAATTAAAAAACTCATTGTATCATAACTTAAAAACCTACCTTGTTTATCTCGCCATTGAAATCTTTTTTTGTTCAGCCAATTTAAAATGCCTTTGGTTAAACCACCTTTCGGTCCTGTCCCACTTCCGTATTGAAAGACTGACATAGCACTTGCAGTTTCAGGGTAAACCGATGTTTTACCTCGTACACCTTTATCCACAAACATACCGTAAGGTTGCATCATAAAATCAACTAAGAAAATACTTGGTTCAACTGTCAAATCATATTTAAGAGTATCATACAATTCGCCCCTACTTTTCTTGTCGTCTACTAAATTCATTTTAGCTCTCCTGACAACTTCAGTTGCAAATCCGTTAAGTACTTTTTCTAATTGCTTGTTTTTCATTTATGGGCAAATATAAATATCGTTATAAATCTGAATATCCATTGTTGCACTCCAACCTGCTAGTTGGTTTTCAAATCTGTCATAAAATGGGGTAATACTCGGACTTCCGTTTAGCTGATACATCTCGGTATAAAGAGTTCCCTTTCTTAAACGTTGTATAAGGCGATTTAAGACCGCCAATTGCGTATTAAGGATATCTTGAACATCATTGTTGCCAACGAACCTGTCAACCGTTAGTTCTTTACTTTGGTTCACAATATCACAAGCTAAAACTGTGATGTTAAAATCTAAAGTATTTTCGTTATCAATTACGTTATTAATTATAATATGCCCAAGTGGGAACATATCTTGCTTATTCAGATTGACGTCTGTTATGTCTCCTGTTGTAACTGTGTTGATACTAACATCTTGTAAAAGTTCAGTCTTTATAGTTTCTGTTAATTGATAAAATCCTCTTACGCCCTGATTTAAGTTTGCCATTATTTAAATTTTTTCTTCATTTGGTTTGCTTCTATTTCTGCTTTGTCTTTTAAAAATGCTAACATCATAAAACAACTGTGAAAATTTAGTTTAGTGATATCTTCAAATCGTGTAATGTCGCCTTGAGCGAGTCCGTAAAGCGACTGATACCAACCCCATTTGGTTGAGAAGTTAGAAACTGCGTCAAGGCTTGTGTTTCCCCCTTGTCCAAAGAGTTCGTCATAATTGTCGATAACTCGAGTCCTAAATTCCAAAAAAAAAAGATGGAACTCATAACTGCATCCATAGGCATCTCAAGCATCTCTGCTTCGTTTCCTACTTTATACTCTGCAATATTATATTTGTCTTTTAACTTTGAAACAACAGGTCTGTAAAGAACTGCCATTGCTTTTTCTATGTTTTTCCAATCTCCAATATTTAAGTCAAGGTCAATGTATTCTCCTAAACTCATATCGTCTAATTTAGAGTGAAACCCATAGTCTATTTTGTTCAATTCAAACCTTGTAATTAGTTTAGGTTTTTCGTCAAACATCTTATAAATAATAGAAGAAATTTCGTCACAATCTTGTAGCTTTAATTTTAAAACATCATTCAAAGGAATGTTACAAAAAATCTCAATCATTTTAGATTGCAAAAATCTTTGTGAACTCTCGTCATCTTCTGCTTTTTCACTAAGTACTAAAAACTTTTTGTACTGTTTAAGATTTATTTCTTTTAGTGAGTTTGGAATTGTTACCTTTATCATATCTATATAACGTATTTAAAATGGATTTTTACAAAAGTAAAATTACAAAAAAAAAGCGCACCTATTTCTAAGTGCACTTTTAAACAAAACAAAAATGTTTTTTTTATCTCATATCTGCTTCGTAACAGGTCGATGAACAAAAGTCTTTGTCTTCATCTATAGCTTTTCCGCAAGTCCCACATTCTCCTGCTAAGTCATCAATTGGGTTTAAATTATCGTACCATTCCATATTTTTAAGTTTTAAAAGGGGCGGTTAAACCCCTGTGATTATTATACCATTTCCATACGTCCCTCTTTATTCTCTGCCATCATATAGGTACATCCTGCATAGCCTGTTGCTATATCTAAAATTGTAAATTCATCCATTCCATTCTCTGCCATCAAATCCCAATTTGCGAATCCTGAATAATATTTGTGACCATCGTCATCATAAAGTTCAAAGAAATCTGTAAGTCCTGTTACTTTACATTTTTCCAATTCTGCTTCAGTTGGTAAATAGTTATCTAAAAAATCAGTTGTGATTGCGAAATAAGTGTTTCCTAATCTCTTGGTCGTGTAAAATCTTGCGTTTTTTGCGGTTCTCATTTTGTCTGTTTTTAACATAAGCTTTATTGCTTATACTACAATATACAACAAATAAACCTATTAACAAAGCATTTAATAACTTATTTTGATTTTCTTTTTAAGTTCCAAATTATGAACCCTGTGCCAAGTACGACAAACAGGGTGAAATATATAGTTTCTTGCATAGTGATTAGAATGATGCGTGTTCCCTGCAATCTTCGCAGATATCCATTTCGTTCCATCTTCTTGCACCACAACAGTCAGACGTCTCAAAGTCATCGCAATATCGACTTCCTAAAACATCTATTGTTCCATCTTTAAAATGTTTTACTATTAGTCCTGTTGCCAATGAAATAGTCTTGTAAGGTTTTGTTTTAAATATCATAATGTTCTGTTTTAAATGGGGTTTTTACGCCCCTGTGATTATTACTCCGTTATACTTTCTTCTTCGCTTCCAATAGTGAAAGAAATTAGTTTCATTTCTTCTATTTTAATACGTGTGGTAATCAGGTGGGTAAAGGTATCAAAAGTATAAAGGTTTAAACAACCTCTTGTGATACTCTTAGTATTGTAGTTTTCGGAGTGATGTCTACCATCCACGCTTATGCTATAACCACCATCTAGGTCGTCTCTCCATTTAGTAATTTTGAATACTCTGTCATTTTCTTCTCTACCAAAAGTACTTGGTAAAGTAAATTCAATTACACCATTAGGTTTTAACGTTTTCAATAAAGTTTTTAAGTCTTTCATTTTGTCTGTTTTTAACAAAGGCTTAATTGCCTTCATTCAAATATACAACTTATATACTTATTAACAAAGTATTTTATAAGTTATTTTAAAAAAGTTTTTAATTAAGAGTATATTTTCCAAAGTTTGGTCTTGACAAAATTGAGTAAGTAGCATATCTTGTTGGGTCAATAATATGATTGTGCTTATCTTCAGGTACATTAATTAGAGTACCGCTTTTATCTTCTCGCCATTTGTAATTCCTGAACTCTGAAATAGCATTTGTAGAATCTGCTAATATGTGAATTTTATATCTCTTCAGTAAATCAATTCCTGCATTAATTGAATCCTTACCTTTTAGTGATGGAAAAATGTTATGCCCCATCCTACGTAATTCAGCTATTAAGCGAGGTTCTGCGCTATCCGCATATATTGGGTTTGATGCAAGTCTTTCGTCTCTTAAAAACGAGTTAATGTCGCTCGTTGTCATTTGAGTTCTGTACAGATGTTCTTTGATGTAAAGATTATGCCCCATCGTATAGACTGAAACCAAAGTGGTTGGGTCATTCGAGTAACCGAAATCCATTCCGTATGCGATTAGATTAGCTTCAGCAGGTATATGATTGACCTCTGTATATTTAAAGATAGTAGAGCGACTTGCAGAACGTTCTCCTAGTCCATAGATTTGCCAATACTGTTCGTCTGTATCTCTTAGTCTTTCAATTTCTTCTTTTATAGAATCCTCAACAAATGGATTGTCCAAATATGTAGTCTTGTGAAACGTACAGTCATCTCTTGTTATCACTTTATCATATATCCAATGGTATTCGTCAGATGGGTTAAAGTCTAAAATAATCTGTTCTTGAGTTCTAAATATCAATTGTTGCCAATCTTCAAAATATAATTCGTTACCCTCATTTATAAAAAGCAAATCTCTTTTACGCCCTCTAATCTTTTGAGGTTGGTCTAAAGAAATAAATTCAACTAAGTTACCAAATAGATGGTATTCACTATTTGACTTGTTATGGTACTTTTCAGAGTAACAATTATAGCTTTGTAATATACTGAAGAAATCACGCAAAACAGTCGCACGTAAAGATGGAAATGCCTTACGAGTTATGGTAATTACTTTGTTATCATTCTTTGTACAATAGTCAAATATTATCCATAGCAAAATATTGTATGTTTTACCTGACCTTGTTCCGCCCTGTTCAACTACAATTTTCTTTTTGTTGTTTAATAAATGTCTGTAGACTATATTAGTCTTTATCGGTAATTGAGTCAATTATTTCAATTTGAAAGTTAGTAGGCATTCCATCTGCTCCTGTGATCTCTTGACGTTCAACATAGCCCCTGTTTTTTCCTTTTGTCTTTAAATAGAATATAGTGGCACTTGTGTTTCCCTCACCAATCTGTTTATGCAATTGTGATTCTGCAAAGTCCAATGCAACATTTTGTATGTCCTCAACTTCATACCTGAAATCGTCATCTTCTTTTAACCAATGGTAAAACTGTGTTCTACCTATTCCAACTTTTTTACAAGATGTTGTAACCACTCCGAGTGATTTTTCAAGTGCTTCAAGTATTGCCTTTTTATGTTGTTCGGTTTTGTTCATAGTTAGATGCCTTTTATTGGTGTTTTTATTATTGGATTGAAGTCAAAGTTTTTCTTCTTTTTACCTCTCTGTGTTGTATCTATTTGTATAATCTTATTTCCCCATTTCTTCTGCAGCAACTTTAGCTGCTCCTTTTCTCTTGCCATCGTTCTCATATCTGCACAACCTCCTAAATTTCCGTGGTCTTTCTTAATCATAAAAGTGTGATTAAATCTTAATAGTTTTCTGTAAACATTTAGATTTTGTATTGAGTAATCATAATCTTCTTTTAATGGTATGCGTTCATCAAATCTTAGTGGGTTATTTATAAAACCCATAAACGAGCCACTAATAGGATTGGTTAAACTAAAAGGCGAATATTCTCTGTAACTTCCTTTGTCTCCAATTATATTTAGTCCCCATAATTTAGCACCAAATTCTTCGCAATGCCAAAATCCAAACTCTATAAATTCTAATATGTCAGCATCTACAATTTTTGGCTTACCATCTTCAATTGTCCATCTTTTAAAACCCTCTATGTCATCGTCAATAATAATGCCTTTTTCTTTTATAACATTGTCAAGCATCCAATTTCTAACTCGTGATATATTTCCCTGTACTGAATCAGGCATTGTAATAACGTTGTAACCTTTTTTAAGGTACTTTTCTGCCTCAAACTCTGCAACACAGTATATGACGTCAGGAATTATTTTATGTGTCTTTACACCGTCACTTCTTTTATAACTTGGCGAATATACTTTCATAGTTTTTTTATATTTATGCTCCTTTAATTGGTGTTTTAAATCTGAAACGTCCTTTGTCCCAAACCATAATTTGTCTGCCCCATTTATTATTTAACATAGTTGCGTACACTCTTGCATCATTTCTGTCATATCCTATAACCGAATCTTTGCCACCATCGTCTCCATAAAATACCATAGCGTACTGATTGTCTTTTAAAATTTTTCTATGTAAGTTTAACTTCTGCACCCAAAATTCAACGTCTTCGTTTATCTTAAATCGTTCATCATATTTTAAGCCATCATTAGCATTAACTAACGTACCCCCAAATATAACCTTAGTAAAAGAAAATGGCGACATATCTTTTAGCTTCATATTATCAAGTGAGTAATCTAAACCTGCATAAGTGATACCCATATCAGCAGACATTATTTGTAGCTTTTCTAATAACTCTAATACTTGTTCAGAATTTAAGTCAAGGTTTTCTTTTTTCCTTTTAACTTTAATTAAGTCATCGTCAATAATCCATCCGTAGCCATCTTCTTGTTCTTCTGTGATTAAATCCAATATAGCATTTCGTTTCTTTGCAACAGTACCATCTTGAGAATCAGGTATGCTATAAACCGCATTACCGTATCTCTTTTTATATTCTGCTTCTTGTGATTTTGGTACAATTATTTTGCCACAACCTAAGTACTCATAAGTTTTAACAGAGTTAGCACGATTAAAAGATGGTATGTATATGTTATTCATCAGTTATTTTATTTAAATAATCTGCACCATTTATCACTCTACCGATACCCTTACTCCAAGGTTTTCCGTTTGCTCTTTTGGAATGTACAGAGCTTAATTCAAAGTGAGTTCTTGCAGAAAGCCAATCTACTTCGGAGTCAAATAATAAAACCACATAGTTATGTGCTTCATCTAAGTATTCGCTAAATTCAATCTCTTGTTCCTCAACCCCTGTAAAATCTTCAATGCTCGGCACTTCAAGTCCCCATTCGTCTAATTTTTCTAAGTCCCATTCATTAGCTAAAGCATCCCAATCCCACTCGCCAAAACCTACATTGTCTTTTGCTATAAATTCTTTCTGTTGGTCTTCTGTTAATCCCTCTGCTCTGATTATGTGAACTTCTTTCAAACCTGCTTTGATACTTGCCTTGTATCTCATATTTCCGCCAAGTATAACATTCTCGCTATTTACAACAATTGGTCGAATCTTTAGCATTTCAGGAAAGTCCTCAATGCTCTTTACTAATTTATTAAATTTATCGCCTTTGATAATTCTTGGGTTGTCAGGATTTTCACTAATAGTTCCTATTTTTACTTTTTCAATCTTCATAATTATTTAGTTTTATTTACTCGATTCAATTCTAACTTGTGTTTTTTTATTCTGCTTCCAAGCCCACGACTTTGTTATTATTTCAATTCTGTCAATTAAATCTTTTTTGTTTTCTTCTGTTGAAATATTATAAACTAACTTTACAAGAGGGTGGTCTAATTGTTCAGATAGTATGTCAAACTCTTTCTGCAAATCCGCAAGTCTACCCTCTAAAATATGTAATCTGTCAACCTCTTCGTAATCTATGCCCTCAATAAAATGAAACATATTTTGCCAATCCTGAAGTGCTTTATTTTGTTTTTTCCAATGCGGGTAATTTTTAACCAAATATATTGCAGATGCGTGATGCATATTTTTACCATTGTCACAAAATATTTTAGTGATAGCGCACCACCGCATACCTAGTTCCATTCTCATAAGCCAACAAGCTAAAGCACGAATTTCTACGTAATCTCTTTTTCTTGTGTTATCATAGGGGTCTATTCCTGAAACTTTTGCAAGTTTTTCTACAATTCGTTCGGGTGTTATATTTCTCATATTTAATCGGTTCTAAGTTTTAATAAATTGTAGCATTCTATGTATCTCTGTTTTGCCTTTCCTTTGTGACAATCTTTAAATAGTTGATACATTTTTTTAGTGTATTGGTATGGGGTTAAACAATCAGCTAAATATCTTTGGGCAAATTTCGGTCCTTTACCTTTAAAATACTGAACATTGTCTGCACCATCGCCAACAATCATTTGTTCGTAAAAATTATACATTGCTTCATCTTCTGAAATATCAAGTATAGTCTTGTGCTTATAATGGTAATTGTAAATCAATGCAGGAAACTGCTTGTAGTCTTTATCAATTGAAACAATCATTACGTTATCTCTGCCAATCTCATTGCAATATCTTAGCCAATACTTTGCGACCACATCATCTGTTTCAACTCCATAACCTACAACGCTATCGTAATTGTCTTTTACGTGTTGGTGCATTTCATTTAGAAGTGGAGGTCTATTATCGTAACTTCTATTGGCTTTATAAGTCTTAGTTATTAGTTTCCTGAAGTTTCCTTTTGCTCCGCTAAAAATTCTAACCTTGTCAATCGTGTACATATCTTCTAATTTATTGACAATAGCCATAAGTTGATAATGAAACTTTTTTGATGCATCTGAAATTTCAGAGTAAAACATATCGTCTTCAGGATTTTCTCGCTTTTTATAACACGATGCAAATATTAAAGAATCTGCGTCTATAAGCAAAACCATTATAAAGTGTGATTAGTTGAATCGTTATCGTATTTGTCTTCATCGTCATCTTCGTCTTCATCTATAAAGTCATCCATTAAAATACTGTAATCAATTTCTTTTAATTCTGTTACAATATTATTTAGATACATTTTATGCAGTTTAGCATTATCTTTTATAACTTGGTTAATTATAAAAGGTAAATCTTTAAAT